AAGAGCCTAAAAGAAAGATTTTAGTGGTAAGGCAAGTTTACGAAACAATAAGATACAGCTGTTATGATTTACTGATTGAAGTTTGCGAAAGTTTAGGTTTAAAAAAAGATAAGCACTACACTACAAGATTATCTCCGCTAAATATTAAGTTTGCTAATGGAAGTGAAATAATCTTCAAAGGTTGTGATAATTCAGAAAAGCTAAAATCTATAAACGCTGTGTCAATTATTTGGGTAGAGGAATGCTCGGAAGTTAACTATGGAAGTATAAAAGAATTAATAGGACGTTTAAGGCATCCTAAACATTCTAACCATATCATTTACACAAGTAACCCAGTAAGTAAGTCTAATTGGATATACAAGCATTTCTTTATTGACAAAGACCCGCAAACGTTGAAACCAGTAATTAAACTGAATGATGTAGAGTTGTACGAAAAAAGAACAATCAAGATTGGCAATAAGTATTATCATCACAGCGTATGCTATGACAATGCTTTTTCTCCTGCGACTTATATCGAACAGTTGGAAGCAATGAAAGAGTATGACATTGACTTATATCGTGTAGCGTTATTAGGTAAATTTGGAACTAACGGTAAAAAAGTATTTCCGCAAGCTAAAATTATGCAAGCAGAAGAAATGCAAGAGAGTATTCAACAGATTAAAACACCTAAATATTTCAACGGTTTAGACTTTGGTTTTGTTACATCTTACAACGCATTAGTAAGAATGGTAGTAGACCACGACAAACGGGAATTGTACATCTATTCAGAATACTACACAAGAGATAAGACAGATGAGGAAATAGCAAACGATATTAATCATCTGAAGAAGGAACTTATCAAGGCAGATTGTGCAGAGCCTAAAGCTATTAGATATTACAAACAACAAGGTTTTAATATGAAAGCCTGTAGAAAGTTTAAAGGTAGTAGAAATACTTATACAAAAAAGGTCAAACGCTTCAGAAACATATATATTTCAAACGAGTGCCAAAACACGATAAGAGAATTAATGGACTTAACTTTTAAGGTTGATAAGGACGGAGAAATAATAGAAGATGAGTTCAATATCGACCCGCATACATTATCGGCAATATGGTACGGCTTAGATAATTACGAAGTTACAGACTTAAAGAACAATTTCAATGTAGGAGGTATGAAGTTTTAATGGGTTTATGGCAAAAAAGGAGGCTATTAATGAGTTTTTTATTCGGTAGTGATGAGGCTACCCTAGACACAAACAAGATTAAATATTATATTAATGAATTTAAGAAAAGTAACAAATATAAATGGATGCACTTAGGTCAGAAATACTATGATGTAGACCACGATTATTTAGAAATTAAAACAAATTACAAAGACCAAAACAAAGCAGATAATAGACTAATTCATGCAACCTACAAGAACATCATTGATGAAAAGGTTGCTTTTTCATTTAGTAAAGACGCTACTATCAAAGGTCAAGACACGGAGTATATCGAGCGTATTACTGAGTTATTAGGAAAAGATTTCCAAAATAAATTAGAAATGTTGGCGTATGAGGCTTCGAACAAAGGGATTGCATGGTTGCACCCTTACGTTGACGAGGAAAACAACTTCAAGCTAATGGTAATACCATCAGAACAATGTATCCCAATTTGGGAAGACGCAACACATGAAAAGTTAAACTCGTTTATCAGAATATATCCCGAAAAGATATGGACTTTTAACGAGATGAAAACTTTTGAACATATTGAAGCATGGACAAGCGACGGGAAGATAACTCACTACAGAATGGACAATACCAACAGTGAAATAATGCTATTAGGAGATGTTAACTATCCTTTAAGAATTGACAACCAACCTTATTATTGGGCTAGTGGATTGCCGTTTATACCATTTAAGAATAACTACAGAGAGTTATGTGACTTAAAATTTATTAAGTCATTAATCGATAACTACGACTTAACACGTTCAGAGGCTGCTAACTATATTCAAGAAGTCAAGAATATAATCTATGTACTTAAAGGTTATACGGGCGACAAGGAAAACTTGATGAAGTTAAGGCAGATGATTAACCAAGAGCGTATTGTCACGTTAGATGCTGATGAGGGGGATTATAAGTCAAATGTTGATGCTTTGACACCTGAAATGGATATAACGGCAATTAAAGACCATTCAGAACAGTTAAAACGAGATATTCAAGAATATTCACAGTCAGTTAATAAGGATATTGACAAGTTCGGCAATGCTCCTAGTGGTGTAGCACTTAAATTCTTATTTAGTGGTTTGGAATTAAAATCAGATAAGTTTGAACAAGAGTTTTCTAAAGGCTTTGATAAGTTGCTGATGTTTGTCAACGACTTTTTAAACATTTCTACTGACCCAGAAGTTGAAATTATATTCTCACATGATATGGCTACAAACGAAACTGAAATTATTGAAAATTGCTTAAAATCTAAAGGTTTGATTTCAGATGAAACTATCATAGCTAATCATCCATGGGTAACTAATTACCAGCAGGAAAAAGAAAAGCTAGATATTCAGAATGAAGCAGAAATTGACAATATTCAACAGAGAATAACAAGAAAGATAGATGATGAAGATGACGAAGCTTAGTTATTTTGAAAAGCGAGTAGCGAATAATCAATGGCAAGTATTTAACGAAGCCGAAGAAACGTACGTTGAAATAATAGAAGTCTACGACCGAGTAACAAAGAATATAGTTGATGAATTACTTGCTTTAAGTGAAGAAATAGAACTTAAAGGCTTAACGAGAAGTAGGGTTTATCAACTTAAACATTTAAGGCAGTTGGAAGAATACTACATAAAAGAATTAGCGAAGTTAGGACAAGTAGTAGAAAAGACTTACACAGAAACGCTAGAAAATGCTATTAACTCTACTATTATCAACACTTCAACAGAATTAGGAATTAAACTAACAGCCGATACTAACGTTGTTAAGAAGTTGATGAAGTCTAAATACAAAGGCGTTACATTCAGAGGGCGTTTAGGAAATAACAACGCTAAATTAATCAAAGAATTGTCTGAGATATTAGAACGTGGTTTAACAACTGGTAAGAGCATTACGCAAATGACCTTACAGTTAAGAAACCGTATGAACTCTAATTTAAACGACACAATGAGGTTAGTTAGAACAGAAACAATGCACCATTTAAACGATATTAAGTTACAAAACTACAAGAAAAGCAAGGTAGTTAAGCAACTGAAAGACGTTGTAACGCTTGATGACAGAACAAGTGAACAATGTGCGGAGTGTGACGGCAATATCTATGACGTTGATAAAGCACCTACATTGCCTAGACACCCTAACTGTAGGTGTGTTCTAGTACCTTATTTTGAAGAAGATAAAATTTAGTCCTTAGTATGACGTTAAAAGACTAAATACGTAAGCAAAAACGACACTTAGCAGACTCTAGCGTGGACTAGCCCACGTAAAAAAATGTAAAGGAGAAAAAACAAAATGAAAAGAAAATTTCTAGTTGATTTAGGTTTAGAGGCTGATGTAATTGATAAGATTATGGCGGAGTATGGCATCTCAATTAACGCCATTCAATCTATTAGTGAAACACATGAAGATACTATCAAAGACCTACAAGACAAACTTGAGAAATTCAAGGGGGTTGATATAGATGACCTTAACTCACAAATAGCGAATTTAACAAAAGAAAAAGAAACTATTGTTATTAATAACGCTATTGAAACGGCATTAAACGGAGTTAAACACAAAGAATTATTAAAAGGTCAATTCGATTTATCAAAAATTAAATTAGATAAAGATGGAAACGTTAAAGGAATTGACGAACAACTAACAAATATCAAAGAGAATTACAAAGATTTCTTTGAACAAGGTCAAACAGGACAAGCACAGAGTGGATATATCCCAGCTAACCCTGAGCCAACAAAACAAGTCGATACTTACGACAACTTAATAAATAACGCAACAAACATGACAGCGGAACAAATCGCTGAAGCATTTAACAAAATTTAGGAGGATAACAAATGACAGTAACAAATTTTAAACCAACACTTTGGGAAGGAGCTTTATTATCACAATTTCACAGCGTATCAATCGCTGACGCTATGGTAACAAAGCCTACAGATATTCAAGGTGAAAAAGTAATTTTCAACAAAATTAAAAAAGGAGTAATTAAAGAGTACGCAGGAACGGTAGCATGGGACGAAGTCGACACTGAACAAGTTGAAATGACGTTCCCTAAACAAAAATACTTTGCTATTAAAGTTGATGATGTTGACAGAGTGCAACAAAAGAAAGACACGCTTAAACCTATTGCAGATGAACACGGTATGGTATTAGCGGAAACTTACGACGCTGATTTATTCGTAGCGTTAACTGGAACAACAACAGCTGCGACTATTGGGTCTAAAACGGCACAAAAAGATATTCACGCTAAAAACGTATATGATTTTATCGTTGACTTAGGAACAGAATTAAGCAAGAAGAAAGTGCCGAAAGCAGAACGTTTTGTAACAGTATCAGCTGAAATTTTAGGTCTATTATCAAAAGACCCAAGATTCACTAATAATCCTGTTATTTTAACAAATGGATTTGTAGAAGGACAAAA